TTTTCCGATGCGGGCTTGAACCGCCCCGTCATTGGACTTCTCGAGGACCTGCATGATGCGGGTCTTGCTAAGAGATTGACAAGTAAGTCAAATCCGGAACTTAGCCCGCTCGAAGTCTATGCGGCAGACGCTGTCAAAGACATGTTCCCGATCTACAACCGGGTCGGCCTGTTCGTTCGTGAGCTCGACAAGTTCCCGGTCTTCGGTAACTTCATGTCCTTCGCCTCGGAGAACATCCGCAACTCGGTCAACATCCTTGACCGCGGTTTGAAGGAGATGTCCTTCACCGTCTCTGACCGGGTTCGCAAGCGCCTTGGGGAACCGGAAGCCCGTGCCTTCGAGCGGTCGATCCGGGCACAGGGCGCGCAGCGCCTGACGGCGTATGCCGCCGTGGCCGGGGTTCTTCCAAAGGCCGCGGTCCGCGCTTCGATGGCCGCCACTGGCACCACGCCTGAACAGATGGAAGCGATGTATGCCGAGCTTCCTGACTTCTTCGCGGGCAACGACATCGTCGTGACGAGCAATGACCAGAAGGGTAAGCTCCAGTACATCAACCTAAGCTACACGCTTCCCTATGCGTTCGCGATTGATCCGGCCGTCGCAGGGGTCCGTGCCTACAACGAAGCAGAGCGTCTTGGTAAAAGCGAAGCCAATCAGATTATGAACGGCATCTGGGCCAGCGTGACGTCCTACGCCGACCCCTTCTCCTCGCAGTCCATGAGCACAGAGCGTATCCTCGATGTTCTTCCCCGTGAGATGCTTGGCCGCGGCGGCATCACGCTGACCGGGTCAAAAGTCTACAATGAGACGGACTCTTTGTCCGAGAAGGTCTTGAGCTCAGCAAACCACCTGATGGCAACCTACCTTCCGGGCTACTTGCGGGAGTTCAGGGAAGTTCGCGGAGGGGATATTCGCCCCGGCCGGATCATGCGCGCGATGACTGGCACCCCCGGTCCGCAGGGCGAAGAGTTTAACCTCCCCGCCGAGTTTGCCCGCATCGTGACAGGCTTCACGCCCATGGAGCTGAACCTGAAGCGTGATTTCCAGTTCGCAGGCAAGGAGTATGCACCTCGTCGTCAGGACGCCAAGACCTCGGCAACCCGGATCATTCGTGCCCCTGACCGCACGGCCGAAAGCATGCTTGATGCATGGAACCAGTATCTTGACAACCTGTACCGCGAGCAGACGAAGCTCTATGGGGATATCAAAGCTGCTCGGACCTTGGGCCTTTCGGACAAGGAAATCCGCCGCAGTCTTATCGCGGAAGCCAAGCTTGGCTCCGACGAAGTGAACATGATCATGCGTGGCCAATTCTACCCGGGCCGTGCGTCAGAGGAAATGCTTCAGGACATCCGGCGTCAGGAGCGCATGGAAAAAGTCAACCGTGTGACGTCTGCCTCGGACCTCCCCATCAGGGAATTCAACAGCATGACGCGGGCGCGCATGCGTCAGGAGCTTATTCCGGAGACGCCTGTCGAGACGCCAAAGGCAAAAGCCGTTGCCCCGGCGGGTGGTGGCTTGTTCGATGACGTCCCACTTACGGCACCCTCGGGCGGCGGCCTGTTCGATGACGTCCCTGTCGTCTCACCTGCAGACCCATCAATACAAGGGGCGCTATCACCGCCCCCCGCCTTCGATTCAATGCCCGCGCCGTCGGCACCAGCTAATAGGGCCGCCTTGTCTCCGAGCCTGCTTGGTGGGGACATTGCATCGCAGCTGGCAAACATGGAAATTGCACAGCGTATTCAGGGCTGATCACCCAACCTCTCCCCAGTTGTTGCCGAGTTCTTGGTCCACCTTGCTAGGAACCTTGAGTGACAACCCCTCTTCCATGATCTTGGTGATGCGGGCGGCCTGCTCGTCGGACTCCACGTTGAAGCACAGTTCGTCATGCACCGTGAGGAGTGGGACCAACCCCTCCTCATAGCATTCTGCCATGGCGAGCTTGTTCTGATCGGCAGCGGAACCTTGGATCACACGGTTCAAGGCCTTGTATGTGAACGCCCGTCTCAGGCGACCCATCCCGCCGTACTCGCGCTGCGCGTCGTCGTACTTCATGGGCTTATTATACCCGAAGGTTGAGGGTTCCCAAAGATCGAAGCGGCACAGGCGGCCAAGGATAGTGCGGATACGCCCCTCTCTTTCGGCCCGGGTTGAGGCAAGAGTTGCCAGCTTCTTCACAAACGGCACCTTCTCTTGATACTCCGCCATGAGCGCCTTGGCCTGCGCCTCAGACAGCCCGAGCTGGTTGGCCAGCTTGCCAACCCCCATGCCATACATGATACCGAGATTGATTGTCTTGGCCGACTTCCGGCTGATGCCTGCCATATCTGCCACCATCTGGTGCAGGTCGGCGTCCCCGCGCTGGTACTCTTCGATGATGGACTTGACCAAAGGATCGCGTTCCGTGTCCGGATGGCTCGCAGCGAAGTGCACCAAGAGCCGCGGTTCTTGGGACGAGTAGTCGAACGACCCCCACTTGCACCCATCCTCTGGGATAAACAGCCCCCGGACCACCTTCTTGATGTAGGGGTCCCGTGCCGGAATTTGCTGAAGGTTCGGGTTTGAAGAAGAGAAGCGCCCAGTCACTGTGCCGCCATCGTCGGAACGAAGCTGGTGCATTTCGCAATGGATGCGGCCGTTCTTCTGGTAGCGCAGGATCGAGTCGATGAACGTGCTGTCCGCCTTGTCCATCTCGCGCAGCGTAATGAGGGCCTTGGCCACCGGGTGCTCCATGGCCTGCAGAAACTGCTTGGTGAATGATGGTGCCCCGGCCTCGGTCCTTGGATACTGCAGCCCGAGAGCGTCGAACATCTTCTGCACAGAGGCGGCCGACCACGGATCGATCTTGACCCCGGACTCTTTGCTGATCCAATGAACCATCTCGTTGGCCCGTTTACGGAGCTCCTTCTTCGCCCGCTCTGCCTTGTCCAAATCGACCCGGACCCCGCGCATCCGCATCTCGATCACGGCGGGGAGCACCCGGTGCTCCAGCGTCAGGACGGACATCAGGCTTTGCTCCTCAAGCAGGGGCTTGAAGCGCTCCCAAAGCTTGAGCGTCAGCAGGGCGTCTGCTTCGGCGTAGACGCCCACGTATCGCGCGGGGAGCTTCCACATCTCCGCCTTGGGATCGATGCCCCACTCTGCGGCCGCCTGCTTCAGGACCTTCTCGTCCTTGCGCATGCCCAGATAGTCCTTGCCCAATAGGTCAAGGCGGTATGACATCCGGCTCTCGTCCAAGAGCGGAGCGGACAGCATGGTATCGATAATCGGGCCCTGAATCGTGACGCCCTCGGCCATGAGCCAGCCCGTGTCGTAGCTGGCGTTGTGCATGACCTTGGTCATGTGGGGCGTGGCCAGTTGCTTTTGCAGCCAGCGCAGCGTCAGCTTCTTGTCAAGGTTCGGTCCATTGGCGTGGGCGATGGGGAAGTAGCCAGAGAAGTCCCCTGCCGCAATGGCGATGCCTATGATCTCGCCGTTCTTGGTTGCCCATCCGGGACCCATCTCCATCAGCTGCGGGTCCCTTGTCTCGAGGTCGATGGCCATCAGCGTATGGCGCGTCAGGTCGGGGAACTCGGAAGGCATGAACCACTCGACGTCCGGATTGGACAGGTCCATCTTCAGCAGGAAGTCGTCCGTGCTGACGTCGAAGCGATCTTTAGTCATTCTTTGGTCTCCGCGCCACGATTGTCATTGAGCTTGTCGTGTTTCTGGGCATCAAGGATGATGTTCATGCAAGCCATGACATGGGCCAGATGGGATATCCCGCTCTCTGGGTCAGTGTCTTCGCCCTCAAACCAAGCGAACAGGTGACGCTGGGCAGCGTCGTAGTAGACGGTGGAGGACACCGCGTGTTGCCGCCAGTTGAAACGGCCGTACTTGCCCGCGCCCATGGTGAACACCTTGCCCATCTCGACAAGACCCGTGGTCGGGGTGTCGCTCATCTTTGGCTTCTTCTCGCCAAGGGCTGTCTTTGGGTTGTCGTCCGGGTACCCCTGATTCGGGCTGTGGTAAACAATGGTCTCGTCTTCCCACTCTTGCTGGGCGTACAAAAAGTTAGAGGACATAGCGATACTCCTTGTCTGTGTGGACGAACACGAGGTTCTTCTTGGCACGGCTTGCACAAACGTACATGGTCCGATGCTCGTCGTCGGGGAACTGGGTGTTGACGCAGGCTTTGGTCGAGGACATGTCCACTGCGACATTGTCTTCCTCCCCGCCCTTGGCGGCATGCCCGGTCGAGAGTTTGATACGTGGCTCGCCGGAGATGTCTTCGCCCCGGCGCTCAAGGCTGCGGATATAGTCGGCGTCGTAGCTCCCAAGGTTCAAGACCTGCAGCGCGTCCATGCCCCGGCCCGCAAGCATCCCGGCCGAGGCCACAAGGCTGTCATGGTCGTAGAGACCTTCTGGACTAAAGGCTTCGAGGAGCTTTGCGGCCCCGCGCTTGAGCGCCGCAGCGTCGCCCTGCTTTGGCAGCATTTCATAGAGCGCTTTGATCGCGCCCACAGGGAGAGCTCCGCCTGTCTGCAGAGTGCGCCACCCCTTGATGGCGTCAGCCAGCTTCGGATCGACGGAGTTTTTGCCGTAGACCTTGAACATGTAGCCGTCCTGCCGCAGGCGCTGGGCCCATTCCTGCACGTAGGAGTTGGTCCGGGCCAGAACCATCCACTTGCCTGCCCGCAGGTCGAGGTTCCGAGGTCCGACGACCCGGCTCACCGAGCCTTCGTGCTCGGCCGGATAGAACTCTTTTGGCAAGCGGTTGCGGATGCGGCCGGAGATACCGACGGACGCCTCGTAGACGGGGCGGGACAGGCGGTAGCTTTGGGAGAGCACCTCGAGGTTGCGCGAGCTTTCCATGAAGAGCTTGACGTTGACGCCCGCCCAGCGGTGGATGGCCTGATCGTCATCCCCCGCAAAGATCACCCGGTCGGCGGTGTCGGCCAAGAGCTCTACCATCTTCCACTGCAGGGGCGTCAGGTCCTGCGCTTCGTCCACCACGAGGAGCTTGAGCCTCGGACCTTGGAGCTCCTGCACCACGACCTCGTTGATCATGTCTACGAAGGAGAACTTGTTGTACGTACTCTTGTACAACATGAGCTCCTGCTCGACCTTCTTGAGCATGGGCCACGACAGGTTCCAATCGTTGGTCTCAGAGAATTCCCGCTCGAGCGGGATGCAGCGCATGATCGACCGCTCAAGGACGGAGACATACTTGTCTCCCCCGACGCTCTGGGCGATGATCAAGCCATCCTTGGCGGAGCGGTCATCGACCCCTTTGATATCGATACCGAGGCCCTTGCCAAAGTTTTTCCAGTCGGACTGCGACATGATCTGAGAGGGCGCTATTCCCAGCAGCCTCAGCCCCAGAGCATGCAGCGTCTGGAAGTAGGGTAGGTCTTTGGGCGTGAGCTTGAACTGGTCGCAGGCACGAGACCGGGCTTCCTCCACCGACTTGCGGGTAAAGGACACCATGGCAATCTGGTCAGGTCTTGTCCCCCGCGCCAGCTCCTGCTCCACTTCCCAGATCATTCTGTGGGTTTTTCCGCACCCGGGGGGACCGAGCAACAGCTTTCTCCGTTCCGTGAAATTTGCCTCTGGGCCTTGCATAGAGCCACTCCTCAATCTCTTTCTTCGAGAACCGGGATACCGAGTTCTGATCCATCTCATCGCCAAGGGAGTAGGGCTTCGGGAATTTGTCGTCCTTGATCCACTTGTACATGGTCGATTCCGACAGGTTCAACCATCGGCACACGTCCACGGCCCTGAGCATTCTGTCATCCTGCTCAGAAGGGAATACGGGCAGCTTCATCGTTCGTCTCCATTCTCATATCGACTTGTTCCTCTTTGTACGCTGGGACCCACCAGATTCTGACGGTGGTCATGTTCCCATCCTCTTTTCTCAAGGCCTGATGACCGTTGCAGTTGCGGCCGCTGTTCAGGTCCTTGATGAAATTTTGTATCTGCACTCGCGTTACATTGGTAAACCCACGAAACTTCAGGAATTCCATCAGGCCGGAGAAGGTGAACTTCGTCATGCCTTTGTCCGTCCAAGGCTTGCCCATCACAACCTCCTCGGCCACCATGGCCCGAATGTTGCTGGTGCAATACTCGCGCATCAGGTCTTCAAACTGTCCGCGCAGCGTAAGCTCTGGCGGTGCCTCGAGCTGGATGGCCGTGTCAAGAAGTTCGTTCACCACCTTGTTCCACTCGGCCGCCTTGATCGTGGGCGGCATGCGGTTGACCTGCTCAACGCACACCTTCTGGAAGGCCGCTTGGCTGGACAGCTGCTCCGAGGTTATCTCGAGGCGCTTGCCATCGTAGTCGAGGAAGAACATCTTGGGCGACGAGTTGAGGATCGTCATCCCCGTCAGCTTTGGAAACTCTACCATCCCGCCGCCGCCGATACCGAACTTCCGGGACCGACACAGGTCCTTGTTGCAAAAGTTACAGAGCGGCGTGGCCGTGCACTGGAAACCGTAGTCCTTCTTGTCATGCTGCTTCTGGATGTTGACCACTTCTTCGGCGGGCAGCGGGTCCTCGCAGTATCGGACGTTGCTTTCCTCCAGCATCCGCTTCCACCCCTCTGGGCTGGCCTTCCTGTGCGCCACGACGAGGCTGAACAGGGTGACGTTGCGGTACTGGTTGATCACCCCTTGCTGGATGATCTGCTCAAGGCAGGGCGGGTAATCCTTCAGGTCTTCCCGCTTCTCCACATGGGGCGCGACCTCCAACCGGGACATCGGAACACGCGACGCCTCGACCTTGTCAAGAAACTCCACGAGCGACAAGGCCTCGCCTGTTTCCGACACGGCATAGCGCACCGTATCGTCGGCGTTGAAGTAAGGCGAGTTGATGAAGTTTCCTACGTCGCCCCTGTCGAACAGAATCTTGTCCTGCTTCGGGAAAATCTCCCGCCCAGCGTAGCCCAAGAGGGCCGCCACCTCGGTCAGGTATTCTCGGACCATGGCCGCAGGATACCACCCGTCCAAGAACAGGTAGAGATGCGCGCCGCCGGACTTCGAGCGGCACTGCACGAGCGGCAGCTTATGGCTCTTGATGCGGGAAGCCAGAGCCTTGTGGTCAAGGTCGTAGTCATCGATGTCGATGGCCCCGAACTTGCATTCGTTCTTGGAGTTGATCGGTATCGCACCGACGCCCTGCTTCCCAGCAAGGTGCGCCTTGACGTGTTCCTCGGTCATCAACTCTCGTAGGACATAGCTGTTTGCTTCTGCCTTGCCGGTTCTCGCAACGCGGCCCACGGTCGTTCGACCATGCCCCCAGTCCGATCCTTCGAAGGCCAGCAGAAGACGTCTGGCAAGGGACATTATCTTCTCCGGGCGCGGAAGGTGGGAGGGGGCTTACGCCCCCTCGTGCTCAAAACGGGATATCGTCGTCCCGAGAACTTCCGCCGCCCTCGCTGTGGCTCTCGGCCTGCGCCTTGACTTCGCCGCGCATGATGCTCTCGCGGAACGCCTTGGCCTCCTGCAACAGATCGCGGCTGTCAACCGTGCCGACCTTCTCAACGGCCCAGTTGTAGAAGTCGCCCTTCTCGTTGGTCTGCTCGACCGTGTTCAGACGCCAGAGGGTGGCGAACACGGGCGGGGTGATGATGGCACCGCTGCTCGGATGCTTGATCTTTTGCATCGCGATCTGCGTCTTCCAGCGACGCGAGACCTTGAGCTGGGTGGACTTCATGTCAACCACGACAGGTTGGGTCATGCCGCCTTCCCCGACGATCAGGCAGAAGTGTTGGTCAGATTTCACCAACTCGTTGCCATTGGGCAGGATTTCCCTTGACCCGTCGCGCGAGGTACGCTGAAGGATTGGGTCGTTGGCCGCGATCTCGCCACGGAACCCGCCGCCCGAGGCGCGGGGCACGAACTCCAGATACTTCGTGGTCTGGAAGCAAGGCACCACGACGAGGCCCGTCTCACCTGCCCACATCTCTGCGGTCAGCGTGTTGTACGCATCGCCCGTCGAGAGGCCCTCGATGTACTCGGGCTTCTTCTTGTTCAGTTGGGGCGACAGCGACTGCGCCACACGAACAAACGGGATTTGCATCTCCGACGAATCGAACGATGCGCCTTCCCCGGCCATACCGAAGATGTCTTCCATCACATCGGTTGACACGGCAGTCTCTTTGGCTTTTGCCACGGCAGTGGTCATGATTATTTCCTCCGGATTTCAGCAGCGTTGACGACGTAGGCACTGAACAGGTCGAGATCGATGGGCTTGCCATCCTCGACACGCTCTTTGACAAACGCTTTCAACGTCATGGGGTGGATGTGAGTCTTCACGTCTGGGTCGAAGCCCTGCTCACGCAGGATGCCGACAGCGTTCTTTGCAGCGTTGTCTTCGCCGCGACCAAAGGACACCACAACCTCATTCTTGATGATGTCGTCAAGGCCGTTGTCGCGCAGCCAGCTGAAGGCCTGCTCTTTGTTCTCTTCAGAGATCGAAGCAGAAACGATGAGCTTGCGGGTAACGGTGACGCCGTCTACATCCAGCCGTTCCACACCCATCTCGTCCATGACGCCGGGGATCAGTTCGGTGGTAAGCTTTTGGCGGTCCTGCTTGAGAGCCTTCAGGTCCTTCTCGATCTTCTCGATATCCGAATCGACGGCCCGCAACTTGCGGACAAGATCACTCAGGTTCTTGGTTTCCTCAGTGCCCACGCTGGATAGCGCGTCGGCTTCGCTGAAGATGTCGTCAAAGATGTCAGTCATAAGTATATCCTCTTCAGGTTTGTGGTTGAACAACAAGTCGTCTTGCTGTACATGGAGTATATCGGAAGATATGCCATGACTGTCAAGCTAAATTTTAAGACCACGCCATACGCCCACCAAGTGACCGCGCTCGAGCGATCCATGGACCAAGCATCGTATGGCTTCTTCATGGACATGGGAACAGGGAAGTCAAAAGTCCTGATCGACACCATCTCGAACCTGCACCTTGAGGGCAAGATCGACTTCGCCTTGATCATCGCGCCGAAGGGGGTGTACCGCAACTGGGTGGCCAAGGAAATCCCAGAGCACATGCCAGACGAGCTCGAGAAGCGGGTGATCCGCTGGGTGTCGTCGGCCAATATGCAGCAAGAGGCGGAGATCAAGTCAGTCGCCAATGCTTTCGGTGGCCTGACCATCTTCGTCATGAACGTCGAAGCCTTTTCCGCTCTCAAGGGCAAGCAGGCGGGCGAGTGGCTGGGCAAGAAGTTCGGGCACCGCGGACTGATCGGCATCGATGAGTCGACCACCATCAAGAACCACAAGGCCAAGAGGACCAAGGCCCTCATCAAGATCGCCTCGCTCTTTCGGTACCGCCGCTTGCTGACAGGCTCGCCCGTGACCAAGTCGCCGATGGATATCTATTCGCAATGCGAGTTCCTCGGACCTCGGCTCTTGGGCTGCGATAGTTACTACGCGTTCCAAGGTCGTTACGCCGTGACGCAGAAGCGCAAGATGGGGGCGCACAGCTTCGAGCAGATCGTGGGGTACAAGAACCTAGACGACCTGTCCCAGCGCATCGACCAGTTTGCCTATCGGGTTCTGAAGAAAGAGTGCCTCGACCTGCCCGAGAAAACATACACCGCCCGTTATGTGACGATGACAGACGAGCAGGCCAAGATGTACGAGGAGATCAGGAAGGAGGCGTTTACGTTGGTCAACGGAACGGACCTTGTCTCGACGCCCGTTGTCATCACCCAACTCCTGCGCCTGCAGCAGGTGCTATCAGGGCATCTCAAGACAGACGACGGCGAGATGATGTCATTCAAGTCGAACCGCATGGAAGCTCTTCTCGAGATCATGGAAGAGCATGACGGCAAGGCCATCATCTGGTCCCGCTTCCGGCACGACATCATCGGCATCACCGAGGCGCTTCGTGGGCAGTACGGCGAGGACGCGGCGGCCGCCTACTTTGGCGACACTTCCGATGATGAACGCAATCGCATCGTCCGCGACTTCCAGATATCGGGGCACCCGTTGCGCTTCTTTGTGGGCAACCCCTCGACGGCGGGCTATGGTCTGACGCTTACCGAAGCAAACCTCGTGGTCTACTATGCCAACAGCTTTGACCTCGAACATCGGCTGCAGTCAGAAGATAGGGCGCACAGAATTGGGCAGCGCAATCCTGTGACCTACGTCGATATGATCACGGAGAAGACGGTGGACGAGAAGATCGTGGCTGCGTTGCGGAACAAGATCGACATCGGGGCCAAGGTCCTGCGGGAGGAGGCGAGGAAGTGGCTGCAACTCTGACACGGATGCAAGAGCTGGACATCATCACTGGCGATGACCTCATGGCGCAGTGGCAGTTCATGAGGGCGATCCTCGAGTTCAAGTTTGGAGATCGGACAAGGGAGGATGCCCTCGCTCACATGAGCTATTTCAGCGGGCTCGAGGTGTTCTTTTGCGAGATCATGCTCAAGGAGATGTGTCGGGAGCGCTTGGCGACCCTTATGGTTTCATTCCCGAAGCTTGAGCCTTGTCCTCCGCCGTATTATCCAATTCCAGTTGAATCTCGCGGTACTTTTCGCGGATCATCACGGCGAGCTGTCGGGCCATCGACCGATCCTCGTGCTCCGCAATGAGCGACAAAAGATGGTGGTCGTCCGCAGGGACGGCCACGTTCTTGAAGACCTGATCTTTGTGGGCCATTGTGTGTAAACTCCAACAGGCTTATGTCGGAGTTATACACTTCCTGTTTACCGGGAACAAGGGGCTTTGGGTTCGAGGGGCACGGTTTAAGATGAGCCGTAGCGCAGTCTAATCTTCGACCAATTTGAAACCGCGGTTTCTGTGCGCCCCTCACGGGATAAGTTACCGCTAGAAGCCATTGCCTACAAGCGCTTTTGTTCCGTCTTCTTGGCCAGCGCGCGTTCGATTGCGTCCTTGCTGGCGGAGAAGACGGGCGGCTTTGGTGGCTGGTCGCTTACCTCTTCGGCTCCCGCCACGGGTGGCCGTGGCTTCGGCAGTGGCGGGGCAAATGACAGGCCCAAGGGCAGCGCGATGTTGAAGCGATCTGCGGCGGCTTCGATAGACTTGTGGTGGAAGCCGTAGTGACGGGCCGTCAGCGTAGCGTTCCACCCCTTGTTCAGCGCGGCCTCGATCATGTCTCTGGTGATGGTTCTTCTGGTCATCAGTGTATCTTCTTCTTAAAGGGTTCTTGATGGAGGTGCTCGGCGGTGCCCCTCAGAAATGCGGCCGTCATCTGGTCATCAATCCCGCAGGTCCTATTGTAGGTGACCACTGCGGTCAGAAGCAACGATGCGCCGCCCTTCGCGTCTTCGACGTAGGTATCTGTGAGCAGCATGATGAACGCAGCAAGTTGCTGGGAGGACATGGCCTTAGGCAGCTGCCTCATGATGTCCTCTATGAGTTCCCCGGTCGTTTTCTCGGGCTTGTTCAACTCTCATTCCTTTCCCAAGGGTTGTCGTCAGCATCGTGGGCCTGACGTTTTATGCGGCTCACCTCATCAAGGTTCTGCCGTGCCATATAAAGAACCAGCTCGATCTGCTCCCGCGTAACCCAAAGGCCGGGCAGTTTGACAAAGCCTGCGGCGCGCAGGGCCCGAGCACCGGGGCTGTTTCCGGCGGTTCGTGTCATCCCGGCCTCCGCTTCGGTCTGATCGACGATATCGCAACCGACGTTTCTTTGCACTGGATGGCATTGATGTTTGCCGAATGCGACAGCGCCGTCTCAATGGCCAAGATAGCTTCCCCGCAGGCCTGCGGATCGGAATACGGCACGACGGTGGACAGGCCCTCAAAGGGGGCAGAGAAGGATATGATGAGGACGTACCAGAAGGTCATGGCTTTCTTTCCCTGCCTGTTGCAATGCCGTAAATAACCCACTCGTCGTATCCAGTCGGGATGCTACCGATGGCCTTAAAATAACTGTTCCACTCAGATACCATCTTTTGGTACCAGACGGCTCTAAGGTGGCGGATGATCGGCAGACGAGCGTACCAAGGGGCGGTCGGCATGATCCAGCCGTAGGCAGCAGCATCCTCCAGCCAGCGTTGAAGGTCGGTCATGGCTTGGCCTCCAGTTCTTTGAGCAAGGTGCGGGCATCATCCAAAGCGTTATGCCAGCCAGTGTGGTCATCCGCATATGCCGTGGCCAAGATGCAGGTGATTACATCAACCGCCTTCTCAAGTTTGGCTTCCAGCGATAGTGTGATGTCAATCTGCGCCATCGTGGCGTTGTGGTTGTCGCGCGCCACCTTTTCCAGCGTCCCTACGGACTGCGCGTTGGCATATCCCAGAGCATCCTCGCCACCGCATATGGCTAGAGCCAACCGCTCCCGCTCATTCACCAGCGTCTCAATGCGGGCCTGATGGTCATCAAGTGACACCCAAGCGCCATAGTCGTCTTTCTCCATTTCTGCACCGCCGCCATCGGCGGCAGGTACGTATCTCTGAATATCCGTCATGGCTTGTCCCCCAGTTCTGCAAGCGCGGTGCGTGTGTTCCACGCAGCGCTGGCTTCGGCTTCTGCGTTTTCTCCATAGAAGGTTTCACTTCCCGGACAAATTTTTATTGGCTCTACATACAGGCTGCTGCACACATAGCGGACACCCGACGGCCCATAACCTTTCCCTGCTTCCCAAAATCCCATTGGGGTTATTCTATGCGCAGGTCTTCCGCAGAACGGGCAGGTCTTTAGCGGTTCAGTCATGGCTTGGCCTCCAAATAGGTCATCCGTTCCAACACACCGATAGGATCGACCGCTTCCCAGAAGGCATCAACCGCTTCCCAGAAGGCATCAGCAGCAGAACGAGCAGCATCAGCAGCATAACGAGCAGCATCAGCAGCATCAGCAGCATAACGAGCAGCATAAGCAGCATTAGCAGCAGCATTAGCAGCAGCATCAGCAGCACGAGCAGCATCAGCATCAGCAGCAGCACGAGCAGCATAACGAGCAGCATAAGCAGCAGCAGAAGCAGCAGCAGAAGCATCAGCAACCTTGACTTCACACATGTGCCTCCATTCAACGCCGAAACCACCCTTGTCCGCGATAGGTTGAAGTTGTGGCAGAACAACTGTCCACATCCAATCCATCAGAATAGCCAGCCGTTCAGCCTCACGCTCCCTGCCTGTCCCCGGCATATTAGGAATAAGGCTCTTGTACCTTGCGCTGTTACGCATACCATCCGGCATAGCATCTTGTAGTGTCATTGCAGCCTCCCCAAGAACGGGTGACATGCAGTCAATCACATCGTCGTTTAGCTTACCATCGTATGCCAACCGGATTGCTGCAAGGGTACAGGCGCTTTCTTCATTGCCCAGACCTGATGGCAAATCATGTGTCGCCAGATAGGAGACCAGCTTGGCCCGCATGACGTCGGTGAAGTCTTGTGTCATAATACTTCCCCCTCTTGGTCCACCATGTCCAACCCCATGAGCGCCCGCCCGAGAACATGGGTGCTCTTCGCGTAGTAGGTGAACGAGGCATGCTTCTTGCCCGGCGCATAGACCTTGGCGCAGGCGATGACTGCGGAGTCGTGCAGGGTATGCAGCGCTGCGCCTATGGCATCGTACCTCGTGCGTTGGACCTCGGTCGCCGTCATCGACTCGAACCGCTCGTTGGTCATTTCAAAATAGACTTCGCCCCGGTTCCACACCTCGCCGCCCAAGACTATCTCCCGGACATGCTGCTCAAGCGTTTTCTGGGGACCGGGGGTTGAGGTGGCAGGCTTTGCGGCCTCGCGCTGTGCCTCGCGGTAGACCGCGACGGCCCGCCACGGAACCCGGTGGATATGTTCCGGGAAGTTGGACACGTAAGACACCTCCACCATTTCCCCGATCCGCAAGTTGTTGTTCCGCGCCAGCGACGGGGAGAAGGCCACGCCCTGCGCAGCGTCGATCCCGGTGCGGCCCTTCAAAAATCCAAACACCACGCCAGATACGGTGGCCGATATGACTTGGGCCTCGGCCGTTCGGACCTCGGATGGGTCGTAATTCAATTCTACAGTCATGGTCTTTCCCTTTCAGTGTATGTTTTTGATTTCAGTTCCGTCATCGATGCTGTCCGCCGTGGCCCGCAGCCCATCGGAGATGGACTTGACGCTCATGCCTGCGGCCATGCCGTAGGTGTAGATCGTATGGATCAAGGCCGGGATGATCTCGGCAGGTTCCTTGAGAAAGGTGCTGTGGATGGTCAGCGTCATTGCGCAAAGCTCCGCCTCGGTCATGTCGTCTGGCAGCGCCTCGAAGATGTCCTCGAGCTTCTTGTCGGTCATGTTGGGGCTTAGTTCTTGTTCCTTGGTCAAAATGGGCACTCCTTGCCTTGCTTGTGCCAGTCGTTCGTCTCCGTCTCTGAGATGTCATCGGACTGTGGGGTTGTCTTCGTGGTTCCGGTGGTCTTGGGCCGTAGGCCCATCTGTTCCATGAACAGGCCGAAGTCGCCGTAGACTTCGGGTGTCAGGGTGCGGTCAGTCATGCTCGTCCTCCGGGTGCTTGGGCCAAGGCTGCCACGCCATGGGCGGGGTGTCCTTGGTGAACATATTCCAGCGGTCCTCTTTGGGCAGCCAGCGGCTCGGGGTCACGACGCGGTCGTTTCCGGCAGCAAAGATCGGGGCAGGGAAGAAGACCTCGGTCTCGACCATGTTCTTCCCGACCTGCCGTGTCACAAGCCTCGTTTCCCCTCGAGGGGCTTCGTCCATATTGAAGTTCCAACGTGTCATTCTCTCTCCTCGTCCCTTGGTGTATCGCAAGCCCCTACGCTTGCTTCCTACTTAGGCAAGCTTGTTGCCCTGCTCCCAGTCGTCTTCCCTGTCCTTGCGCTCATGCATGAGCCAGTCGCCCCGGTCGTCCTCGTCCTCCGGGTAGCAGTCAATCACGCCCTCTCCGCCGCAGTTCTCGCAGTCATCCTCGTATTCTTCGAGGTACCCGTCAGGGTTTGAAGCAGATGCGCGGACCGACCGCTCGTAAACTGCGGTGCCCGAACCTTGGCACTCGGGGCAGGCCTTGGTGTACCGATGCTTGATCATGCGCCGAACTCCTCCACGTCAAAACTCTTCTTGGTTTCCGCACGGCTCTTCAGGAAAGTGGACAGATCGTCGCCGTAGGTGTCGGACAAGATTGCCATGCATACTGTCTCGGCCACTCCGGGTTCCAGCGCCACAACCCTGTTTAAGTGATGACCTACCGCCAGCCAATGCTGATAGCCGTCATGCGACAGGTAGACACCGTCGCCCATGTAGCCGATTTCTCTGTGTTCTTGCATCACAGCGCCCCTCCTTCGACCTTGGGCCAGCCCATCTCGCGCAGGTTTGACACGACATAGGGAACCAGCGCAGTCGAGGCCTGCGCCGCCTTCTGGGCATCATCCTTGGGCGGCTCGGCAGGTAGGTACTTGTGAAGCTCCGCCTCAAGCAGCGTCTTGGCCTGCTTCAACGTGCGGATGCCATCCAGCATGGTGGTGAGCTTGCCCTGCATCGAGCGGCGGGCCTTATCCTGTGCCTCCGCAAGCCTTGCCGCATCTTCCACCGCAACGCGGACCTCGGCCAAAAGCCGCTTGGTCAGGGCCGTGTCGCCGTCGTTGTAATGCGGGCGGGTCAGGTAAAGATTGTCGTAGACGGAGGCCGCCGACGTCCAGTGAATATCGCCGATATTGCTTACGTATATCCCGGAGGTCACACAGTTTCTGCGCATCAGAAACTTGCGGGTGTCCTCGTTGTCGTAGATAGCCTTCACCTCGGCAGGCATCAGTTCGTAGGCCTTGTCCTGAACGATGTCGTGGATGATCTTGCCATAGTCCGTCTGGGGAATGTCGTTCATGATCTTCCCGACGATGTCTTTCTTGTGGGTCTTGTTCAGTTGCATCTTGGTCTCCGTCGTTTGATTTGATGGTTTTACTTGTGTACTACAAACAAGTAGGGTCGTCAATAATGGTGTGAGGATATTTGTTGCCGGGCGAGAGGGCCTCGGACCTTGGTGCTTTGGAGGGGGGCTGTGGGTGCGCGGAGGGGGGTTTTTGGTTCGCGGACCTTGGTGCTTTACGAGTTTCCCTTATAGCTCTGAAACTAAAATCGAATAAAAAAAAAAAAAAAAAATCCTAACAGGGTGTAAATAGCGTAAAACCCGTAAAAAGTACCTATAAGAGTATGAAATGTATAGGGAAAAAGTTTTACAGTAGGGTAAGGTGTTTTACAGAATAGTGTATAATCTTTCCAGTCTGCCCTGTCCCCTTTTGTTTTTTGCTTTTGTGAGGACCTCGGTTTGGGAAAATCTGCTATAAGGGGAACTCAGTTGAGGCCCTCCTTGTAAAGCTCGGCAGTGCCCGGTATGATTGTTGAAACACCACAAGTAGGCAGGTGCAGCATGGTTGAGAAGAAGAAGCCGGGGCCAGCGCCCCGCGTCAAACGTGGGATGGTCGTGGACCCAGCGCCCCTTTTGAAATCGCAGGCCGAACTCGAGCTCGAAGAAGAGTTTGGCCGGGAGATCACTGTCAGACAGCGCAAGTTCTGCGAAGAGTACGTTGAGGGCCGCATGACGGCGACCGAATGCGCCCGGCAGGCAGGATACAACGTAGGGTCGGCGGGCGAGATAGCTTCGAAGCTTCTGAACGGTCGCGACTTCCCGCACATCCCCCGGTACATCTCTCAGCTCCGCGAGGAGAAGGAACGGCTGTACGGTGTCACACTGTCTGGACAGCTTGAGAGGCTCTACAAGCTGTCGCGTTCTGCGGAGGACGGTGGGCAGTTCTCTGCCGCCATCAACGCGGAGAAGATCAGGTCTGCGCTCGGCGGCCTGACGGTTGACCGCCGCGAGAATATCAACACCATCGACCAGATGACGCGGGACCAGATCACCGCCCGTCTGTCCGAGCTTCAACAAAAATACCCGCAGGCGTTCATCATCGACGCAGAATACACGGAGGTGCCCAGTGGCAGGACCAGAGGCAAGGGTGTGGGCAAATATGCGGAAATCACTGCCGCCAAGGTGCCACGCGACGCGGATTGAAAACCGCCATGGCGGCGGCATCCCCGATGTGCACATTGCCATCGACGGAGTGAGCTTCTGGGTCGAACTAAAGGCCAATAACAACACGGTTCCAACTTTGCGTCCTCAACAGGCGGCTTGGCATGCCAGACAGGCTTCGTGTGGCGGCCTGTCATACGTGCTCTGCGGCTTTGCGCACCCACCATACCTGAAAATCTGGAGGGCCTCTGTGCCTTCTAATATGAGCTCTGCGGGCATGCTCTGCGTCCCAGCGCTGATCGAGTCCGACAGCATGGCCGATGCCCTGCGGCTTCTCTTCGCCGACGCCCTGCGGCTGAACGCTGAACGAAGCTCTGCGGCTTTGCGCTTGGCGGGGGGCGAAAGGGAAAAGACCCCCGACACCTGACGGTATCGGGGGCAAGTTGGCCGCACCCGGGCGATTGGGTCATGTCGGGTGCGGCGTGGCAAATTAGTGTTCTACAATGGCCACGGATTTAGGCGAGCGCGTCGCAAGGCCTGCGCAAAGCTTGCAAGCTTCGCACGTTGTCCGCCGCCCGGCTTCTTTGCTGGCAGGGCATAGCACTTCGCGCGCCGTGTCGATCTCCGCAAGGTCCTGAACGACGCGAAAGGTGCGGGCCCCGGCGTCCCAAAAGGCCTTGGCCTGCTCATAGGTGTCTGCGCTTTGCATCGCCATTTCGGGGCGATATCCCGCTTGGTGGCTGTATGCTGTCCATCCCGCCGCGCCGCTCAATAGCTCATCCCATACGCCGCCCGGCACGGCCCCGGGATCGCCGTATGTACCAACGCGCACCATCCGGCCCCGCCCGATCTCTGCCGCGCTTTGGCGCACGTAAAGCCCCCGCAAGTAAGCTTTCCAAATGGACAAAACACCTTGCCCCAAGACGACATAGCAGGTTCTGCCCTTGGCCTGCTTTGCGGCCGGGTCCGATGTCGGCGCGCCACGATGCGGGCAGGTTCCGCAGATTGCCGCGTCTGCCCCGGTTTTGCTGGCTGTCAACGGGTCCATGTCATCCCGCAAGATATAGGTTTGTACCATTGTCCCGGTTTTTTTGTTCCGCTTGGAATATGTCGCAAGAACCACGATTGGCGAGCCGTCAATCAATGACGGCCCTTGATATATGATGCCCGATGAACTTTGTTTCACCGCCCGCTTAGTCTGACCCTTTTTCATTTCGCCGTTCTCCTTTTACCATGGTCCGAGGTCCGCGCCCCGGTATCCAAAAACAGTATCAGACTTGTTGAAAAGAAACAAGTAAAAAGCGCAACGATCAAGGGGCCCCGGTCCGCGTAACCCCCAAATAGTGCAGCGGTCCGGGGCCTTGCGGCTCTGCGCCCTTGCGCGCGGCTTTAGGAATTGAACAATGCTCTGCGGCTCTGCGGCCCCGCGCGGCTTTTCCGCGTCCGAGGCCCGAGGAACGAGGGCCGAGGACAGCGGGCCTCGTGCGCTAGCGAGAGGACCGCTGATCGCTTGCGAGCGACCAGCGAGCTCCATGTTTCTTGAACAACCGCTTGCGAGCGACCAGCGAGCTCCATTTGAAAGGGGAAAGAGCGATCCGGTTGCCCGGACCGCTCTGCCTTAGAAGCTTTCGCCTGTTTCCTCGCCCCACTGGCTGCGGGGTGCGAGTTGTTGCCCGGCCCCGTTGTACTCGGTTCCGCATTCGCATTCGTTTGACCATCCATCGTAGAGGGCCATCTCGTGTCCGCAGTGGCAGACTAGGTACTTGAATTTGCGCATCCTGCCGCCCCATTCCTCTTCGACGTTTCCGATAACCTTGCCCATGTTAGTCTTCCTCCCAGTAGTCGTCACTCCCGTCGATCTCGCGGGCCATGCGCTCGTAGATGGCATTCTCCCGCTCGGCCGAGTCGCTCGGGTCCTCGAGTTGGACGCAGCGCGATTCGGGGAACTGCTCTTGCACGTGGTCCCATGCTTCGGCGCGGCTGGATGCGTGGAACGTGTGGCCGAACTCGCAGCCTGTCTCGTCCAGCATGACGGCGTGATATTGTGTCATTGTGTGCTCCTGTTGTGTGGGTGGGGCGACGTTGCCGCCGCCCCTGTTGATGTTAGGCGAGGATGGTGAGGTTGAGCGTGAAGCCCTTCCTGCCATGGGCCTCGATCCATTCGGGGGTGCCTGCGACGAGCCTGCCGTAGAGCAGAATCTCCTTGGCGTAGGTGTCGCCCATCTCGAACTCGCCGTAGGTCATCGGTGACTTGGCAGCCACCATCCAGCGGGCGTATTGGTCCTTGGCCTCGTTCTCCGGGTTCTTGTAGGTCTTGAGGACCCGCCACTCCCAGTCGTTCGGGCCTTGGTAGATGGCGTAGGGCATGTCGGTCTTGCGCGATTTTGCGAAGGGATTAGGCATTGGGTGTCTCCTTGAGTTTGTTAAGATCGTCGATTGCGAGTTGGTATTGACCGCGTTTGTACTTCCGCCCGGTCAGTTCGGATGCCTTTGCCAGCATCTGGATGCCGCTGTACCTGCTGTGCTTGAGCCCCTTCTGCATGACCCTGAGGTGCATGGTGAGGAAGATGGCTTGGACCAAGGGACTTGCAGGGTCTGTGATCGTTGTCATGGTAGTCCTCCGAGATGGGCCGGGGACATCGCTGCCCCCGGCGGTGGTGTTAGAAAACGATGTCGTCGCCGTCTGCGATACACTCGATCCGCGGTAGGTTGCGTATCCAGTGTGAGTAGTGCGAGTACTTTTCCGAGAAGCTGATCGGTCCGACATGCGCCTCGTATGACCGGATGAAGATCGGTGCGTCGCAGTCCTCCTCGAGGTAGACGACCCCGACCTTCTGGTAGCTGAAGGCGCTGAAGTCGTTGGGGGTGAGCCTTGCCTTGAGCAGCTCGGCCACGGGGACCTCGAGCCAGCCGTGTGATGGGTCGGTGTGGAAGATGAAGTTTGTCATTGTGTGCTCCTGTTGTGTGAGTGGGGCGACGCTGCCGCCGCCCCGATTGATGTTAGACGATAGCGTGGTGCTCAAGAGCGTTGGTCGCGAGACGCTTCATCATGTCCGTCAGCGGGTTGATGAAGTGCTGGTCCATCCCGAGGTCCTTGGCGCGGTCCATGACCCGGCCAAGCATCAGCATGAACTCCTCGTGCTCGAGCTCGGCTTTGGACTTGAGGCCCTCGATGTAGACGTGAGCTTCAGCCAGCAGCTCGTCCACCGTGGTCTTGTCCTCTCCGTAGAAGGACTTGTAGGTGTAGGTCGAGTCGTCCCGAACCTTGAAGCTGACGTCAAGGCACATTTTCCGCCAGTCCTTGGTCGAGACCGAGAACATCACCTCGGGGTCCATGAACTCCCGGGTCTTGAGGCGCGACTGGACGGCCTTGATTGCGATGTGCAGGTCGGTTGCGTTGGTGTTCGTCATTTGCCATTTCCTTTTGTTGTGACATCGCGCAGATGAATCCCGTGCGATGTCCCCGGTTGTCCTCAATTAACCTCGCACCGAGGAGCTTGCGACGAGGGAATAGTCAAGGAAGGACGAGCGCCCGGAGCCACGCGCAAGTCGCCCGCAGCTGCACAAAGGAGGCGGACAGAGGTCAGCCGATGCGAAGCGGAGGATGACCGACAGACGACGACTGCGGAAGCGAGGACGACGAGCATGGCGAGGACGCACGGCGTTCCGGCCCCCGACCGACGAAGGAGGGAGCGGGGTTGACAATGCAGGTGAATTGGGGGCCTCCCGGAGGGACACTCCGCACGGGGGTTCATATGTGTGTGTAGAAGAACGGTAGCGAGGCGATCACCTGCCGCGCGCCTGAGCATAGCGAGGGCACAGCGCGCGGTGATATGGCCGAGCGGGCGCATGACATCCGCTGCGAGGAACGAGCGCGCGGGAGTAGGAACGACCCCCGCGCCCCACGTATCAGCGCACTGACGCGTCTCGCCGATGACTGATGAAGCGTAGACCGGGCAACGCCCGGGCCGTGGAATCAGGCATCGACGACGACGTGGCAAGCGATAAGGCGCAACAGGGTGCAAGGCGCGAGGCGCTACGACGACTCGCGACGCAGCATACGACGCTCTGTCCATGGTCCCCAGCCCAGCCCGTCAGGGGTAACTGGACCCAAAGTCCACCAGAATCCGCTCGATGCGGATGAGGGGGGACCCCCTTTTTGGGGGCGGGTCGCTCCGGTCGGCCGTTAATTATTGGTTTCCCAGATTCATTCGTTCCTAAATCCATTGGCCAAGAACCAAGCACCCCCACCCCAAGTACCCCACAAAAAATATACAAACTAATTTCATTTGGACTTGTTGACAAAGCACAACCAACCAAGTACCAAGGTCCGAGCAACAAGAACCGCGAACCGAGGACCTATCCTATGCCCCTGTTTCTTAAAAACCCCGTGCTTGTAGAGGCCGTGCAGTTTGAGAAGGTGGAGTACACGGACTCCGGGCACTACAGCATTCACTTTGATACGACGGAGACTCTGCCAAAGTGGTTGCGGGACGCAATTCTTGACGAGAACATCACCCCTGCGGGAGAGCTTCTTCTCGTAGAAACTTTGCATGAGGGAGGACTCACCTCGCAAATGAGGGCGTCACCGGGTGATTGGATCATTCGCAGCCCGGCGGGAGAGCTGTACGTCTGCTCGAACAGTGTTTTTGTCCTGATCTACGATCCTGCGGACGAGCAGGGCATCGAGGTTGAAGGCGTAGCCGTATAGGAGGAAACTATGGCACTCAGGTTCAAGGAAGATTCGGATTTCTTTGCCCACAACAAGACGGCCAATGACACGGCGTCGAGCGAATTGGCAGACATGCTCGAGAAGATCGAGTCAGCTCGGTTGTCCAAGGCGGATGCCGCGAAGGACGAGAGCGACATATACGTTCTGGCAAAGTCCAAGGGCTACAACGTCAAGGCCCTCAAGCGGCTTGTCCGGGAGCGTAGCCGCAACGCGGACGAGTTACGCGAGGAAGAGGACGCTTTGACGCTATACAAGCAGTTTGTCGGCATGATATGATTTTTAAGTCCCGTCTCCTCCCGGGCTAGCTTCCGTTATGGTCTCCCTCCGAGTACGTTGAAGCCGGAAAGGTCTGCCGCTGTCACGGCAGGCTTTTTTGGTTTTTGCAAGCCTTTGGTTTGTCGTATTTTTATGGTAGGGTCTCCGCGGTATAGGGCTGGTCGGGGATTTTCATGGCGGCATCGGAAGGCGTTGCGCGGGCCGGGGAATTCCTTGCCGCATCGATCCTCGAGGCCCGAGGAGCGCGGGCCTCGCACGTAACGATCTATGGCACGGACTTGTGGGTCGAGACGCCCAGCGGCCGGATGCTACGGATTCAGGTCAAAACCTCGTCCAAGCCTGCCCCGCCTGCGCCGTCGCGGGAACCCGTGTATCGGTTCCTCCGGACGCGGACGACAAATTTGCACTCCCAGCCGGATTTGTACTTGCTTGTTGCGCTGGACAGGCAGCGCCTGCTGGTCAGGGACCAGATCACCGTCGGGGGGATCAAGATTGCGGCCCGGTACTTCACGGCCGAGGACCAAGAGGCGGGGATCAAGAAGTACCTGTATTAGGCGGTGGGAGTTTGGTATTGTTCCGGGGACCACGGACCTTGGAGCTTGGCATGGCACCCAACAATCGCATGACGGCTTACCAGAACGCCCGCGCGGCGGAGAAGCCGCAGAAGGGGCTGACGTACAGCGAGTTGTTGCTCGACAACCTCATTGGCTTTGACAACGAATACGCCTCGACCGGGGAGCAGCTTGGGCAGGCTTTCAGGGATGACCCGCTTGGGTTTCTGAAGAACGCTGGCGTCTCGGCCTACGAGGGCACAAAGAACGCGGTCCTGCATCCGATTACGACGGCCGAGGAGTTGCTGTCTGGGCTTTATGACAGCGGGGCCAACGTGCTGAGCACCCTTGGCCCAGAACCGGCGTACTTGGACAACGCGCTGCAGGAAATGTATGGGGTCAGCTATGACGCGGCGACGGACGAGCAGGTCAGCCGGGCGCGGGAAGCCTTGTTCGGCGACGTCTTGAACGTAGCGAGCGTTGTCCCCGTGGGACGGGCCGCGAAGGCAGTCGGAGCCCCTGTCGCGAAGGCCATAGATAAGGCCCACGTAAACGCCGCCAACGAGTTTTTCCGCGAAACGGGCAATCCGTCGTTTAACCCGGAGGCCGCGGCCAACGCGCGTTTCTTCTATCCCTCTCAGGACGAGATCATCAGCGGCACGAATTCACAAGACCCCGAGCTCGGTGCCTACGCGGACAAAGCCTTGGAGGCGGAAGAGCTCCTGAAGGGGGGACTTTCTGCCGAAACCGTACTGAGTGTCACGGGGATCATGCCGGTCCCTCTTAGGTCGGCGACCGGGGCGGATGCGGGTTTTCGACTTGTGCTACCCACGGACGAGCAGGGCATCGCCGCGCTTCGGACAAACAGCCCCTATACATTCAAAACCATCGAAGACCCCCAGCTGACAGGGCTGGACTACGGTGAATTCAGACCAAGCAGGGACCCGGGCGCGGGACCTTTGGACTACGAGATCGCCATAAACCCGGGCTTGAGCCCGCAGCGGAAGGCGTCCACGTATCGTCACGAGCGGACGCATGCGGATTTGATGGAAGGGGGAGTTGGATGGAACGAACTGGGGATGAGCGACACCCGGGCCTTCGACCTTCAACAGGAGGCCCTTGACACTCTCGACGAGCTCATCAGCGATACGACGGACGTCACGGAGAAAACGCAATACGGAAAGTTGCGGAAAGAATTGTCAGACATGACATCTTTTGAGGCATACAGCCGGAACCCCGGGGAGATGCTGGCGCGTTTGTCAGAAGGCGATCTCACAATGGCCAAGCGCCTGAGTGCCATCCAAGTCTTGAACCCATATCTAAACCCGAGGAGCCTGCCGACACGGGCTGCGCAAGCCCTCGAGACGGCCCTTCGGTCAGAGACGCGGCCCTACATGCGCTTCCTGAAGTCCCGGGCCCCGTTTATTTCTGGTTTTGACGTTCACACCTCTGTCCCCATGGACATGAACAAAGCCCTGATCACCGACCCGGGATACGTGCCCGAAAACCAAGGCTTCATCGCAGACCCCCAATACTGGAATGGGCTGGGCGATCCTTGGGAGGGCATCGACGACATCCCCCCATCC